GTGTATCTTGATCATTATTTTTATGAAAATTCTTTCCATATATTTCTGTAGAAGAATAAACATCTAAAGTAATCAAAGGGTTTTTAACCTTTTGCATGGCACCTAGTAGAACACTTAGTCCTCTCCAGGGTGTGTTCTGATGGATTATTCGTATGGGTTTACCTTGTTGATAGGGTTCTGCTTTTTCTATTTTATCTATTCCATTCTTAATAACTACACATTGTTCCTCTGGAATATTAAACATCATTCTAAATTTTTCATAATTCCAATGTGAATTAAATACATACCAATCATACTTACTATGGTTAGATTTATCTTGAAACCAGGGGGCTATGTTAGGCTGATCGTAAGAGTTTTTTTGCCAAAGGATATTTAACTTAGTAGGGTGTAAAAGTATTTTTTCAGGAACAGAAGTAGTGATCTGTACTTGATCTAATAACTCCTTATTGACATATTTTTCTAAATACTCTAGCTGTATTTCAGTCCCGCCTTTAGGGTTTTGATTTATCATTTTGCATAACTTTCTGAAGTATATTTAATCCTTTTGGGGAAACTTGAACTGTTATATCTTGAACAATATCAGGTCCTTCTACTTTCTCAGTAAACTTTTCACCCGTTTTAGTATTTCTAAAAGTGATGACAGTTGTACAATTTATTGTCGGTATATCTTTATCCATTTTCATTCTCTCTGTTTATAAGCGCATAACTAATAATACCTGTTATTTCATTAGCTGTGTCTGCTTGCATTTTTATAACATCTCCTGCTTCTAAATTCAAGGTATTTGTTAGCATGTTGACAGTATTTTTATTTAAAGTTTCATGGCCAATTTGAACATCACTTCCAGAAACTTCTTTAACAAAAATATCCGTATTTACATCACTTGCAGTATCATGAACTGCTTGAACCGTTTTTACAATAGCAATAGCAGAGGTAGAAATAGTTAATACTGTAGTTAAGTTAGTAGTAGTTAAATCAAAAGTTTGGTTTCTGTAAAATATACTCATTAGGATAAGAAATAGTTAAAGGTGTCCTGTTCATTTTTTATATCTTGTTGGAAAGAAAAATTAAGTTGTTGTTTCATAGTTGTCACAGACTCTATAATTTGTCTTTGATTTTCTACGTCGTATTCTTGTTTAGGCTCAGGTATGTAATTACTTAATTTAGCCATTATCTTCTCCCGTCTGGTTGTGCATCAAGTCTAAAACTACCATAACGCCAAGTTTCACCTGCAGCATCATTTTCTATTTTAATAGACAGTAATCTTCCTCTTGCTCTAGTATCTACTTTATCAGTAGTACTTGTTATGGTAAAGGGACCTAAAGGAGAACTTGTTTGTGTGTCTGAAGGAAAATCAGATATAAACAAAGTGACTTTAGAATTACCTACTAAAAATTTATAGTCAGGCATAAATCTTCTCATTGACATAAACAGTTCCCCATCTTCAATATTAAAATCTCCCGATCTAATAAAAGCATCAATAGAAGTTGTACCCGAACTGTTAACTTGATCGGTTCCTGTTTCATGAGCATAGTACAACGAAGCTCCGTAAGTATTTGTAATTCCTGAGATAGGTGAAAATACTGGAGTCGTCGTTGCGTTGTATTCTGTTGCATAAGGTAAATTAAATACACCTTGATCTTGATAGGTGGTTCTAGCTAATGAACTTGTAGTCCATACGTTTTCACCAAAATTATAAGTTACACATCTATCAATTTGATCTGATCCTGATTTAGGATAAAACCAATTAATTTCTGTGTATAAACTATTTGGAGCTGAATAAATGGTATCTGCTGAATTATAGTTAATACCTAAGTTTCCATTATTTGTAGTAAATACAAAATCTTCAACCAGACAAGGTAAAGATTTAACCGTACCATCGTACATAAAAAATCCTCCTTCACCTGACATCCAATATACTGCTCCATTAACATAAGAAGCCGCGTGTTGAGAAATACACCCACAATTTGTTCCTACTTGTCTTACTGAGAAAGTAAAAGGTGGACCAACGAATTGAATAATATAAGCAGCTAAATCAGTTAATACAAAAACATAATCCTTACCTTGAAGAGCTGCCGTAATTTTATTGCCTGTATCCAACCTAAAAGTTCCTGCTGTATTGATAGCGGTAGGAGCGTATTCATCTAAATTTTCTTGGTCCGAGAACCTTACAAACATAGGATCTTGAGTACTGGCATCACCAATAGTTGTTTCTGTTCCAAAATGAAATAAATGTCTGTCTCTGTCTGATACAAGAGTAAATCGAGTTGCTGTGGGATTAGCAGAAGTAGAAAAACCGGAAGTAGAAGTAGAAGCTCTGACTGTTCTAGGATTAGTTGCTCCCGCATCCCATGTAAATGTTTTACCATTAAAAATAGTTGCAACAAGGACTTCACCAAAATTATCTAAAGACCAGTTACCTGGATCTAAAGTTACATTACTAGTTCCTCGTTCTGTGCCCCATGTAGAATCTCCCCATAGATAAGTACCCCATCCATAACCTAGTGTTTGAAAAGTGGGCCCTACTATTTCATACGGATTAATTGTAGCAGCTCCTGAAGCAGCGGCTGCACCCGTTGCATTAACTCTCATTTCAATAGTAAAAGTATTATCGTTAGGAACAGTTAAAACTTCAAAAGCACCTGTTGTAAAATCGGTATCGACATAACCTGTTGGGGGAGTAACTGCTGTAAACGTTACATATCTTCCAACTTGTAGTCCATGAGAGGTTTTATTAACTGTTACATTATCCAAACCAGAAAAAGTATCAAACGTTGCTCCTGTGATTGCAGTAGCTAAAGGAGTAATATCGTAAAACTGTTCTCCGTAATATATAAAAAGTCCTTGAGAAGTACCTATCGCAGTATATCTCTCACCTTTTAAACTTGTGAAAGCTAATTGAGCTCTAGCTGCTCCTGGAACAGTTTCTTGATTGACACTTAATTGTTGCCAGCCACCTATTTTTTCTGGTGCCGTATATCTAAAACGCACAAAGTCACCATCTACCCATTGTCCTGGAAGAGCGGATGCTACGCTTTGTTTATTAAAACCTGCTGCAAAATCTACTTTTTTTAATGCCATAGGGTTGAATATATAAGGTTTTTGTTATTTTGGTAGTATTATATTCCACTCTAGCTTAGATAGCAAATCTTGTAAATGCACATCTTTTAGTTTATTTTCTTTTAGATATTGATGCAGTTCCTCAGTATCTACTACAATAAATTGATCTTTCATATCAAAGACCATTTTATCTGCTTTAGTTCTAAAAGAGCCTCCTTTGGCATTGTTTTTTAAAGGACGTAAGTCAAATTTAAAAGACTGATTATTTAATATTCCTTCTACATCCCAAAGTTCTTTTTGTTTTTGATTAGAGTTGGCATACTTGACAATTTTTAAAAGGTTGATAAATTCAATCATATGACAGAAATAGAAATAAAAAATGCCATTATAAAAGATTTAGAAGAAAAAGTCGAGATGGAAAAAAAGGTTAAACTATCTGAAGTTCAGTTAAACGCAGATTATAAAAAACATATTTTAAATTTAGAAACTCAAGTAGAAGCTTTAGGTAAAATTAATGATGAATTTTTAAATAAGATAGCTGATTTAAAATCTAAATTACAAAAACTAACTTCTTAAGTTAAATCTAAAAAGTTTACATATCCTGTAATAATATATCTATTTTTTTTATCAGGACATTTTTGTCCTCTATGGGTGTGTGTAAAATAAGAGGGGAATATAACTAGCTTTCCTATTTCAGATTTAATTACTTTTTTATTGTAAAACTCAGTACCACAATTATGATCACTTAAATATATTTGAATATTTAAAAGTCTTGTGGCATATTTCCAACTATGTTCAGAATGAAATTTTTCAAATGATTTACCTGGTTTAAAATGTTTAAATCTTAAGTTAGTTATAGCCCATTTATTCTTTGTTAAATTAATTTGAGGATATTTTTTTTTATACTTTTGTAGTACTGGTAGTATTAAATTTGTAAGTTCTACAAAAATTTGAGTTCTTTCTAAATCAAAACAATTATAACCATGATCTTTATGTTCCGCAGAGTTAGTTCTTTTTTTGCATTCTTTTATTAAGTAATTACATTCTTTTTTAGTTAAAATATTTTTTTCCTCTAATATAAAATTTTTATTCATAGCTATACCAACCTGTTGCTATATATTTTTTTTCTTTAGGGGCTGGAATACCTCTATGAGTAAAGGTCCAATCGGCTGGCCAAATTAATGTTAACCCTTTTTTAGGTTTGATCTTTAATTTTTGATAGTAAAATTCTGTTTCACCTTTATTCTTAACATCATTTAAATATGTTGAAAAAACTAGATGTCGATTTATTTTTGCTTTTGTACCATTTCTTTCTGTGTGCCATATTTTATAACCTCCGTTTAAGGGGTATTTTTGAATATTAAAATTTTCCACAATTTTCCACCTTTCTTGATTAGAAGTAGCCCAATCATATTTATCTAAATATAACTCACATACTTTTTCTAATTCATTTAAATAATCTAAGGGAGCTTTATCTACTAGCTTTGGATTAATTGGTAGATCTATTGAATCTTTAATAAACTTATCTACTGTTGTTTCACCGTTTTTACACACGCTTCCTTTTTGTTTGTTTTTATTTGTTTTTTCAAAATAATTTATCATCCCATCACAAACTTTAGGATCAATATACCAGCCTGCAATAAAATTTAATTTGTTATTTAATTTAAATGGTTTCATGTTTTCATAACAGCTGGTAATCCTAAATGAGCTCTCCCATCATATTTGTTTTTACTTCCTTTTTTATTATAATGTAAAAAAACTTGAACACATTTATTTTTTTCAAAAGGTTCTCTCCAATGTTCTAAATTACATCCTCTATAAATTAACATATCTCCTGGTTTTAAATTTACTTTAACTGCTTTCATACCTTTTTTTCTTGAAGGTTCTAAATATATCGGCCATAAATCCCCTCCTAAATTAAGTGTAGCTGATATATCACACGCATCTCTATCTTTATGTTTTTTTAAAATGTCTCCTTTTTTATAAACTCTAGCATAACTATATGTTTCTATTAATTCTATTTCAATATTTTTTTCTATTACTGGTTTAATTTTTTGTAACAAAATTTCATTAGCAGGATCACCATATATACTGAAAGAGTTGGGTACCTGTAAATCCATAAAAGTACCTAGCATTGAAAAATTAGGTGGTATTTTATTATTTTCATATAAAATCTTTGTGCATTTTTCTTTTAATAATAAATAATCTTTTACAAAATTAACTATATCTAAATTTATTACTTTTTTTATAATTAAATATTTATTTTTTTTAAAATTATTCATAGTCAGTTATAAGAGTAAATCTTGGTTTTTTTAATTTATATTTTGGAAAAACAGCATCGTGTAATAGTTCACCTTTAAAAATTAATATAGAATTTTCATACCCTGGTATTATTACTTCCATATCATTATTTTTAATATGAGTACCTAATTCAAAATTCTCATTACTTACGTAATAAATAGATGTTAAAGTATTATTTTTATGTCTATGAAAAAATTGTTTTTCTTTTTCTAAAATTTTTAAACACCACGAAGATTTTAATTTATTTTTATTATATTTTTTAGTAATTTCTGAAAGTTTTTTATAATAATTTTTCCAATGTTTGGTTTTAAATATTTTATGTAAATTGTTTAAAGATTGTTTACCAGTAATTTTATTGTCCATAAAAACATTACTTTTAATTATTTTTTCTAAATCTTTTTTAATTTTTAATTTATCTTTTTTACTTATAAAATTTTTAATCTGCACAAATTCTAAATTTTGATTCATATTTTTACCAGTATAAATTTCCTCTTGCCCACATTACTAAGGAGTATCTAGTTCCTTTTATTACGGGTTTAACTCTATGATATAAATAAGAAGGGAATACTATAACGGTTCCTTGTTTTTTTAAAATAGGAACTGGAGTAATAATTTTTGGATCAGTATTATTTCTAAATTGAAATTCAAAATCACCTCCTTCATATTTTTTAGAATCAGAAAGACAGACAACTAAAGATAATTTTCTTATTTTGTTAAATTGATCTAAATCCGTTGAACTTGAATCACTGTGAAAATCATAATGTTGATTTTTTTTATATTTTGAAAATTGAACAGGTTCACTATAATCAATTTGATAATTCCATTTTGAATTTTTATTTGCCAAAAAAACATATTGATTTAAAGTTTTATGTAACCATTTATCATTTAAAAAAGTAACGTGTGAATTACGTATTTTTTTCATATTAGATTTTTGATTTCTATTTAAATTTTTAAAATTATTTTTATCAAATGAATGAATTCTTCCTAAATCTATTTTTTTAGAGGTACCTATTTTAATAATTTTATTGCAGGTTTCATTACTTAAAGCATTTTCAAAAAACCAATAGTAATCTTTAGAATTTGTAATCATTTTTATATATCTTTATATAAAAGATATATGTTATTTAAAACTAAATGTCTAGATTTTTATATTAAGTTCCAAGTAGAACTGTCGGAATTCCAATAATAAGTATTATTATCTTGTGCATTAAAGCCTTGCCATCTTAGATTAGATTCATTCCAAAATATTTTATAGATGTCTAATTCCCATGTTTCTTCAACTTCATTAACAATTTCTGTTATTGTAAAAGTAGGAGAAATTGGTTTTTCAATTGGAGCTACCCAAATATTATTCGTATTATCAAATGTCCAAGAAGCATATTGTTGTTGGGGTATAAATTTTGTACCCGTCCAAACACTACCTATACCAAAATTTCCTATTATTTCTTGCCACTCTCCACCTTTATATAAATTTAAACAATATTGAGAAACATCTTCAATATTTTCATCAATTACAATAACGCTAGAGATAACTTTTATTTTTTGCCCTACGTTAAAAGGATCTTGTTTATTAATTATTTTACCTATTTTTTTCATTAGAATTCAATTGTACCTGTAACGTTAAAAGTAGCTAATTTTGATCCATCTGGTAGAGTTGATAAAGTATTTGTACCTGGACTAACTGCAGAAAGAGCACCTGTTGGATCTCTTAACATAACTACTCCCGTACCACCGGGTTCTCCATTTCTTATTGGTGCTCCACCGGGACCGCCGCCACCGCCGCCACCTAATCCATCTGTTCCTGGTGTAGATATTCCATTACTTCTACCACCAGCTTGACCACCGCCGCCACCGCCGCCACCAGAAGTTCTTGAAGAGTTTGATCCACCACCACCACCGCCGCCGTATTGAAGAGGTGAAGTACTTATATTAGTTACTGTACCATCACCGCCGTTACCGCCGTTAGTAGGTCCGGGACCATTATCACCAGTATTTCCAGAGGCACCGCCTCCGCCTCCTCCGCCGCCAGAATTATTTCCACCGCCGTTACCACCGTTTGCTCCTTCAGATGGTGAAAAACTACCTGCGTTTCCAGATCCGCCAGTACCATTTAAAGCTCCACCACCACCAGCTCCGCCAGGATTACCATTTTGACCTGGATCTCCTCCGCCGCCACCTCCGGTTGATGTAATATCTCCAGCTGTTGAAGTTCCTCCATCACTAGAAGGAACAGGTCCCGATGGGGTAGATCCCGTTCCTTGACCACCTATTGTAATAGTAGCGCCGCTTTCTATTTCAACTTTTGTTCCACCAGGAAAAGATGTTCGTACTCCGCCGCCACCGCCGCCGCCGCCGTCATCTCGACCTCCACCGCCGCCGCCAGCTACCACTAAATAATCAACTTCTAATGTAGCAACACCGCCAGACGTTAGACCAAAACCTCTTGCTGATCCTGCTCCAAAACTTCCTAATATTGGCATAGCCTTTCTCCTCCTAATTTACTACGCAAACTGTGTTTGCGATGCAAGAACTGTAAACGTTGCGCTTGCAGTTTTAATAATTGTATATGAATATGTATCTAATGAACTAACATTACCTTCAGTGGGGGCTGCTCCGCCTTGCCATTCTGGAGTAACAGCTGATCCATCAATTGTAAAAGCACTATTGTAATAAGCTGTTGCACCCTGAGAAACAATGTGTGCTACTGTAATAGATTCACCTGTATCCATAATTGAGTCCAATGAATTTGATCCATCGCCTCTAACGTTTAAAGTCCAGTTACCTGATGCATCTGTTGTGAAATTCCATACTGCTTGTGTTAAAACATCATAGTTAACAGTTCCTGTAGCAGCCGTTGCTTCAGTTGTAACTTTTTCTGCAACACTTTGAATTTTACCTTGACCGTTGAAAGTTGCTCTGCCAATTCCTTTTGGTGTGATATTAAAATCAATATTAGTGTCGCCACCCACTGCTGCAAGTGAAGGTGCATTACCTGTTCCTGCATTAGTTACACCAAAATTATTAACCGCTGAACCAGTGGTTGTAAATGTAATTTGCTCATTAGAGTTTTCATCTATAATGCCTTTTGTACTATCAATAATAATATTTTGTGCATTAGTATCTAATGTAGCTGAAAGTTGTGGTGTATAATCTGAAGATAAATCTGTGAATGCTGTATCAACAACATTAGTACCATCAGAATAAACCATTTTAGTACCTTTGTCGGCCGCTGCCCAAGTTACTCCAGTTCCTGAACTAGTTTTAACAGTTACTGCATGAGCACCTAAAGTTGCGTTATCTATAACATATGCTTTTGTTAAAGTGTCTGGAACAACAACGTTAACTGCACCTGCAATAGTTCCAGTTAATTTTAATACTTGGTTTTTACCATTTGATACTGCACCATTTGTAAAAGTTAAAGTAGCGCCTGTTGTAATAGCTACAGCTTCATAACCCGCAATTGCTTGTTCTAAAATTGTTAAGTTTGTATTTGTAATTTGTCCCCAAGTACCTGAGTTTTCACCCGTCGCTTGGATTGTAAGTTTTAATCTGCGGAAGTAGTATTAGCCATAATTTTTGTTCTCCAATATCTTGTATATTATTTAAATTTTGTCA